TTCAGAATGTCATAAGGACGTCCTGTTTTCTCTTGAGATTTGTAATACTCAAAGAGAAAATTTACAAGTTGTCTATCTTCCTGCCTGATAAACTCAGGAAGTTGATTTTCAACTCTATCCGATACGTTAATATTCTTCGTTTGCATTCTTCACCTAGAAACAAGAGGTATCTACAGGATACGTAAAGGTATCAGAGGGGTAGTCAATGATATTTAGACCACTTGTGTCACCTAAGTTATAACCGCTAAAGTTATTAGGGTCAAATGCGGGAATCGGCACATTGTTAGTAGTATAATCAATCGGATTGACTGATGGGTTAAAGAAAGTTGGGTCTACACCTGGTGGAATCTCAATAGTTGGAGAAACAGGCATAACAGAGATTGGAAGTTGCTCTGTACCATCAGGTGTTTGTTGAATTGCTATAGGACCTACACAAACTTGTCCAGTTTGATAGTCTACAGTCCCTACAGCAGCGTTTAAGATGACTTCTGTCTCATCTCTAGTAGTAACTAACATAAGATTACCCATTCCATCATCTCTGATGTTTACAGGGACTAAAACTTGTGTATTTTCGTTTGTAGAAACGACTATGCTAGTAGTAGAAGCATTTGTAACAGTGCCAGTAGTTAAATTAACCAAATCTTCGGTATAGTCAGTGGCATAGAATGTGCCAGACTTAACAACTGAGAAATTAGGCTTACATTTCTCACGAAGCTCTGCACCTTCACACTGTGAGTCTCCTGAGAAACTACTTGGGTCGTATAATGGGTTTCCAAAGTTTAGACATTGAGTGAAAACTTGCCCAAAAGCAAATTTGTCTAAATTTTGACCTAATATAAGTTGTGTGACATTACCAGAAATTGCTGTATCACTATTATCGACCATTGCACCAAATTTTGACCCTTCAATACGATTATCAAATCGGTTAGTCTGTCCGTTTCTGTTAAAAGCATCGATAGATTGTAAAATTTTAGTGCCTAGTTGACTACCAGATAGATTGGTAGCATTTCCATTATAATAAACATAAACTTTTGGAATAATGTAGAAACTGGTTGGGTCAATTACCTCAGGTTGGATAGATGCAACCGCAAACTTCTTTAAATCTTTTTCAATTTTTACTTTTGTCGCTGCATTCAGTTTATTTCCTGTTTTTGGTCTAATTGCAACGTATACCTTACCATATACAGGAGGGTCTAGTTTCTCGCCACCGTAGGCGGTCACAGACGCTGCCTGTGGGTATATCTCAGTAACGATGTGCTCGTAGTCAGACTCAGTTACAGCACGGTTTTGTGTCGAGTATGACCTAGGTGCTCTAAACTTAATACTCAATGATGTCTCAGCGTCTTCACCTTGCTGAGCCTTCTCCATAGTCGTTGTCTTAATCGCCTGTGGAGGTATCACACGACCATCGGAGTCAGTTATCTGTCCAATGAATGCAAACTTGTCTGCACCGTTTGCTTCGACACCAAAAGTGGTGACATAATTCATAGTGATGTATTCACCATCAACTAATTTCCTACCAATGACACCATCACCGAAGATTGCCTTATATCTTTGGTCGTCAGTCTCTTCAAGATAGTAAACACGAGAGTTTTCATCAAGAGAAGTAACATTTCCTGCTAGATTATAAGTATCCTTCTCTTCAGACTGTGCATTAGGTGAAATATCAATACTTAATAATTCAGTATCTACATTTTCTGCAGGAATTATGTATTCCTGATTCTTAGTGTAGTCAACTGTGTAATTATATGTTAATAAGTTACCTTGATATATGATAACGTTAGAGAAATCTGCTATACCTGTGCCTGTATCTACTGGCACTTGAATATCTCTAGTTAATGTGAAGGTAAACGTATCAAGTGCGTTGTCTGCTACAAATACATCTCCTTTATGCAACACACAAAACTCAGGGAAGGTAATTCCATTCAAAGCAGTTGTAGTTTGCACCTTAATGTGCACACATGCCTTAGGAGCTTTGATTGAGCGTGGCGTATAGTTTAATTGTTTTGCAATTCTTACAACGTTATCTCTAACAGTTGCAGATTCTAAAAACGCCTCATTCAATGACATGTTTGCATTGAATGCTGTGTAATATGTGTTATAGGCTAGAATGTCAATAAGATATGAGGCAGCACTACCTTCAAAATCGTAATCAGTAAACTCTTTCCTAGTCCTTAGGTAAGACCTGATTGATTCTTTTATCTCAAAGAAGTCTAGAGAAGTTAATTGTGACGGTATAGCAGGCATTTTACGTCTTCTCTAATAAGAATTCTACATTTTGGACTAACTCTTGTCCAACGATTACATAGTCCATTGATATTTCAATAGCATTATTATCTGATGCATCATCTACTTTGACCTCTGTCACTTCAATACGAGGCTCAAGTCTTTCCATAACGTTAAAAATCTCTGTACGGATAGCATCCGCAGCAAAGACATCCCACTGCTCAAATAAAAGTCCTTTGACTCTAGACCCAATCTCAGGTTGGAAGGGTCTTTCACCAAAGGTAGTCAATAAAAGATTTCGCACTGACTGAGAGATTGCTCTCTCATTTTTCACAGCACCAAAATCTTTAGTAGAAGGGTTTTCATTGAATGAGACTGCTAAGTCCTTGAAACCTCTACTGACATATTTTTCTGCTCTGAATCTGTAGCTCGGCATTTACAACCTTTTGTGGAATATTTATCGCTTGGGTAGTCGGTGATTAACCTTTTACCCTCAGCAACAAACCACTCTGCTCGGTCTACTTTGACCACCATAATTCTCCAATTTTGTTGCTACTATCTATTTAGCGGGTTTTCCGAATTTTTTTCTTCGTCTGTCTTATACATCCATTCATCAGAATGACCCACTGACCACTTATCAGATGTTTCTACTCTATAGTTTTGACTACAAACATTAAAATCAGGCATCTTAGTCTTCTCTGGAATCAAACTCATGTCTTTCCAGATGATTCTATTGTTAGGTTGAGCAGCAAATTGACCATTATCAAGTTGTATGATGTTAAATGACTTGTGTTCTGGGTCATATTCACTAAAATTAGTGTCTAGAGTAGAATTTTCACTATGACATGAGTCAATAGTAAACAAATATTCACCCGCATGCATCTTTTTGTCCTTTCCAAAGAAGGAGCAACGACCTAAAAGAGGTTTTTCGATGACTGTGATGTTGTAATCGAAGCAATCCCACAGTTGAAGGGTGTCTAAAGGCAGTAAATCGCCATAATCGGTCTTCCAGACGAATGCACTTAGTGGTAATTTATCAAAAAGTGCTCCATACTCGGTTAAAAGCGTCTCAAAATACAAAGCTTTCGCTTCTACGCTCTTAACAGATATCCAAATGCCAGGAGTAAGGTCTCCATGACCCTTTTTTAGGTCATAGAGATACTCCTTTCTCACAAAAACCTCTCTTGGAGGTAAATTATGGACTAAAAAACTCAACGTCCTTGCCCACGATATCTTTTTTTCGCTTTATTTCTACTTGTCGCTGAATATTTTGTGTGTTGACCTCGTCCTTGACGAGTTTTTTTCGGTATTGACTCAACATAGTAAGATGAGCCCATCATTCCAGTTTTCTTTGCCATAAAAAAGAGTTAATAATTAAGATGCTAACACAGTTGGGTGTCCAAATGCAATAACTGAGAAGCAAGGTAAGGAGAAACCAGGTACTCCGACACCTAGTGGGTCTAGTATACGTGCTAATGGACGTTTGTGAGCGAAGACTGTAAGCGTTGTTGCGTTACAGACTCGGATATGACCAATTCCACCATTGTCTTCTATGGTTAATAGTCCACAAGGGATTGGAGTTGGTATAGGACATACCCCTTTACCGCAAGGACACATATAGATTATTATATTTGTGCATACGGCTATGTGTGGTGTGAATATATCACCAAATACCATAACAGGAATCCTGTTTACCAACACCATTGCGCGGTCTGGCGTAATGGGGAAGATAGGTATTAGCGGTTGAGGTGGCCACCAACACGTCTTATTCTTAATTATAATAGGATAAGGTATTGGGGGACTACCGCAAGCCTGCACTGAGTGCACAGTAGAGGGTAAACAGAGACCGTGACCACTATCAGGCAGTCCGTTTAGAGAAGTAACTGGTTTTAAAAATCCAAATGCCACTAATCAAAATCTCCGTGTATGCTATTTCCTACATTGTAAGGTCTTCCTTGCGGGACTTCCTGACTACACTCATCAAAGAAGGGGTTACCATTGTTATTTAACGCTCTTCCCAATGCGGTAGTGCTACCAGTCAAGTAATTCCTTACAGTCATATTACCATCATACGGTCCTAAACGCATATTATTGTTTTCATCTACACGCTGAGGGTTGACCGCAACTGATACATCATTCACGAATGTCAATCCAACACCTTGACCACTGAAGTTACCGCTAGTGCAACTTGTGCACCATGGGTTACTGCGACCAAACGCAGTTATCTCCCACCATCTCTGCCCAGTGATTCCGTTTCCGTTTGCGTCATATCCAGAATACACAGTTAACGGTCCTGTAGTGTTACCGCTTCCGCGTGTATAGGTGTCCCAACACTCCGCGCCAGGATATGAGCCGCAGTTTACATTCAGTGCGTTATACGATATGTTACCACCGCTTCCTATATTGTTAGTTGAGGAAGAAGTTGTGCCTGTTACGTTACTACCCATCCACAACTGTAGCTGTCCTACCTCACTGAATCCTCCTGCGGAGTTATAGTCATACGTATTTTCATCTCCTCCTATAGGAATGAAGATAATATCCGCAGAGTTAGCAGGGTTACGATAGCATCTTCCTTCTACAGTGCCATCATTACAATTCCATACCTTAGCATTTCCGCTTGCATTACTCTTAGGCACTTTCCTTCTTGGCATAAGAATGGGTTTAGTCTGCTTCTTGAAGAAATTCATGAATGCTTCACCCTGTGCACCTATGGTTTTACCCTTGATTTCCAGTGATACCTTGAATGACGCAGACTCTGCATTGGATGCACAATACTTATAGGGCATATAACCATACGCTTTCTCTGTATCTGCTGCAGTCCTACTACCGCCCCTCTTCACTTTCTCGATATTAGGTAGAGTCTGAGTTAAATTCTTCTCACTACCCGCATCAAGATACGCACATGGCATATCAAACCACCTAGTAATGTTGTATAACTTAGGTTGACCAGTCTTGATGCAGTTAGATTTACCGAATGCACCATACACATGTGAGTTATCTTGGTTGTATACGTCTACTTCCTTAGTAGTTTGGTATACTTGGGACATAGATTCCTTTTCAAACTTAGCAATACCTGGCGATACCTGACTTACAACAGAGAATGCCTCCTCATCTGGCATTGCAGTAGACACCATAGCAGATGCATCTATGTTAATACAGTCCTGCTTGATGTTAAAACAGTGACTGGTGGTGTCTAGAGAGTCCTCAGCGATGCGAATGTAACTATCTGGGACTGTTATCTCCTTTCCTTGTGTTACTTCATTCAATGACCCTGTGATTCCAGACCTGTTATCACCCTCAGAAGAGGAAATATCAGGCACATAGTCTCCCACACCATCAAATGCGTCTGCCATCTCCCTTCCCATATTCTCAATCGTTGCCTCACCACTGTCTGTAGTAGGTGATTTAAACTTCATTTGCTCTGGGTCGTTGATAAAAACCTCTGGTAGGTTACTTTGGTTGTATCCAGACCCTCCATCTATGATACGCACAGACCTAATAGACCCTAATGAGTCGACTCTAGTGATTTCTATCTCCGCTTCTCTAAAGACTTGCTTCTCTTTATTCTTAGTTGTGCCTTGTTTCTTCCTATCTTTGATGTTAAAGATACCATATGTGTTTTCTATGTGCTCTTGATTCTCATCTTTTGACGATGGAGCGGGAATTGCCTTCTTCCAATCCTCATTCATCTTAGGTGACCACTTCTTTACAAACTTAGAAGTGTCAGATGCGGAGAAATCATCCATGACACGCGGGTCAATTACCTTAAGAGTCGGGTTTTTATACCCAAGCCCGCCATTGATTATCTTAATTTTTACAATTTCCCCTTTATTATTCACTATTGCCTTCAATTTTGCCTCGTCTAGCGTGCGATGAGGTATAAGTGCGTTGGGGTCTACCTCTACTTTGTAGTAAGATATGCGTTTTGGAAACTCATACACCCCACAAAACGCAGCTTTGTTGGGAATTCCGCGCCCTGCCATCACTAATGCACCCGCTCCTGTCTCAGAAGTGATACTTTGACCGTATGTAAAGTCATTTCCGTTGCCACTGAGCTCCATTAGACCACATTTGAGCTTGTCACCGAAGTAATATACAGCAGTTAAGTCCCATCCGTTGAGTTTTTGACCTCTCTCAAACGCATTTCCGTTGTTAGTAGTGTATCTAAACAGTATTCTTTTCGTTTTTGTGTCTATTTCAAAGAAGCAAGCGTTAGTATCCTCGTCTCCATCGTTGATTTTGATACGTGTTTCGCTAGTTAACCATGAATCTTGACGTATTTCGTAGAAGTGTGAGTGAAATGAGTAGGAAGGGACGCATGGTTGGTTACTATTAGTAGGACAACAAGGTGCATTATTGAGTACATACTGACATGAGAAGATAGGACCATTCCAAGGATAGGTCGTATCATACAAATAATACATGAATTGTGTGTCATAGGAGTCTTCAAACCCCAAGTAACGTGGCACTGCTGCTTTTGTCGCACCATTCAGTCCATAAAACCACTCAAAGTTAGCATTGGCATCAAGTATTTCCACACCATCGATGCCATTACCCCATCCTCCTAGACCAGGTGTACCAGGATTTGCTCCATTAAAGCCAGGATATGACACTGGGTCAAACATTCTGTAGTTATCGTAACTATATGCGGGACCTCCTGAGTATCTTCCGCTACCAAAACGGTTATTATTGTAAGCATACCACCCACTTCTATCAAAACCGTTACCTGTAGGACCTATTCTACTACCATCATTGACACTCTCTACGGGTGCAACGGGACTATCCTTGGTAAAACAATACCCTATGATGCCCTGATACACATACTCACCGTCTAAACTTGCCTTTGGAGAAATGGGCCCACCTGATAGATTGACTTCATTAGCAGGGTCAATGGTATAGAAGTTGTCTATGTCCTCTCCATACGTCACTCCATTGGGGTCTTGCCACTTATAATGGTAGATAGGGACTGCATCTTCGTTAGGGTCTTTGAAATCAAGAGCATCAGACTCACTTGTAAACACATATCCTATAGTCCTTATAAACTTATACTGGTCTCTACCCTCTCCTACTGCCGATGGAGTGGCACTACCCACTGTTAGGATAGTATCATCAGGCCAATAAGAGTAATACATCTTAAGTGGTTGACTATTCGTCACCTGTTTTGACATTACCCACATCACAGGTTTACCACTACGAGGTTGTGCGTTATATCCCTGTGCTACTTCCTGCCACGATTCATTCTCATTACCGAAGTCTTCCTTTACTAAACCTGGCTCGTCACTATAATGGTGGTCTCTCTTAGTAGGACGATACCATCTGTATATACCTTGTCTACCGAAGTCACAATAATCGACACAGGCAACCGTCCTAGACGCTCCTATGTAATGGACTATGTCTTGTCCTAGTGGATTACTACCCGCTCCACTATTTTGAAATGTTATCTGATAATCTGTGCCAGGTCCACTGTGGTCGCCATGAGAACGATACTTACCACTAGCAGGACGCTTAAACGTTTGCTTATATGTTGATTGCCCTATAGGATTAGGAAAACTTCTACCTGTCTCCTGTATGAATGCCGCCATTGCTTGACCAGTATCGCTCGGTTGGGTGCTCCTCTTCCAATTTATTTAGTCTCTCATATAGATTATCAAACAACTCCTTAAGATTGCTATAGTCGTCACTACCAGGTATCTTATACTTTACCATATCAGCACCAGGTGGAGGTAACTTATTGAAAGCCGTCTCTAGTATCGAGATGCGAGACGCTAAATTTTTTACTGCTTCACTTAGTTGAGTCAGAGACCAAGCGATTGCTTCCGTCTCACTTTTAAACTCGGGGACGCCATTTTTTTCCATTCGCGATTTTTTTAGAATACTGCAGTTACACCTAACACCGTAGCATTAGGATTTCGGGCTAGAGCTACCTCTCTTGCCTCGTCATAGTCTCGTGCATGCACCTCTTCCTTAAATACAGTGCCTGCTACGTATAGTCTTACTTCACATTTCATTTGAGCGTTTTAAGATAATGTTTCCGTCTAGGTCTTCTTCATACTCTAACTTGTCTCCTACTAACCATCCTGCTTCACTCATAAGCTCCTCAGGAATGTTTATGTAGGCATTTAAGTCGTCATCCTCGAGGATATCAAGAGTGTATCGTTTCATACTTCTTGTAGTTGCTACACCTTATGTAGCGTTTCCTCGAATTGCACCTACACAACTAATTTGATATGCTTGCACACCAGTGTCAAGTAGGTCTTCAATCTCACTCAATCCATTATAAGGATGATGAAGCATAAACCCATTACCTAAGTAAACACCACCATGATTAGGTGATTGATTCTTAGGTGCTGTATAACCACCACCTAGAGGGTTAGTGTATAGTCTAAACAATAGTATATCATTCTTCTCTAGAATTGACAAGTCAATACCACCATCATCACAACCCCAATCCTTTCTGTATATCCATTTACCATCTGACTCATTAATAGCATCATCAGTAAACTGATATACCTTTCTAGCATTAAAGTCTATGAGGTCTCTGTCAAGGTATTCCTTATAGTAGTCACGGATAATCTCATAGCAACCAAATAGTCTGCTACCAGTCCATCTCTTACCTACAAGGTGTTTGTATGTATCTCTCAGGGCGAGATACTCTGTTTCTCTTTCATTCATACTTCTATTATAACAAAGGGGCAGCATATACGCAACCCCTGTGGACAGTTTTTATATTGGAAAATTTTTTTAATATGGATAGAATAAAAGTCTCGCTTTGGGATACTTTTGTAGGTTAGGGTAGTAAGCGTTTTTAATATAGGGGGCATAATATAACACAAATAGCACGAAATACTGCATATACTGTGCCACCTCTCTAACTGTCACATGAGTGGTTGCTCTGCTCCCTCTGTGTGCTATGCTGTCTTGCATCCTGGAGTGCTAAGGAATAACTCTTAAATGCTCCCCATGTATGCATACCCTCGTAGTTAAATTTCCAATAGAATTTCCTCCCTTTACTGAATATTATAACATCTACTGGGGTGGGTGTCAACAGTTGGATTCGGGTATGCATTAGTGGGGTTTTTGGTCTTTGCGTGTGTAGTGTGGTCTGTCTCCGTACTCTCTCCGCACTCTGTTGGATTGCTCCCTTTTATCCCTTAAAGATTTGTTGTTGCTGTGATAGTGTTTCTCGTTGAATTTCTTAGTGTTACCCATGTCAGGCGATTAAGCATTAACGGGCATATTATAGAGCATAAACGGGCAAAGGGCAAGCAAAGGCAGGCAGGGACTGAGATGTTACAGTTTCCTGTCATGTGCTTGACAAAAAAACTTCGCTGTGTTACCCTCTTAGACAACAACAACTGCGAGACTTATACGACTCACTACTATATTTATTTGACCATTTATTTATCAGTAGAAAATCCTACTTCATAGCATAATCCCTCTAATACATACCTATCGCATAGTTGCTGATACTGTGTAAATACCTCGCTTAAATCTGTGTCTATTAGATACTGACACATTTCAATTTCGAGGTCTGCGGGTAACCTTCCGCTATCATACAAATCTAAGAGACTTGCGAGTTTTTGGGGAAGTTGGTTTGCTGTTTCCATGCTGTTTAGATAATGTTGTTATAGGTCTTACTTACTCTATCCTAACCCCTTTGCGTGGTCTAATTAAGAGTAATGCCTATATAAAAAATTTGGCGTCTCGTATGCGAGGATAGGGGAATTAGTCTATCGCTAATTCCATGCCTGAGACGAAATCCTCTGTTACGTTTTTGTAACCTACAAACCATTCAAAGTTTTTCTGAAATACTCTCATGCCATATGAGAATTCATAAAGAAGAGCGTTTAAGCGTGACTTAGTGGTGTTTGACTGCCAACCGCCATCTTTGATGATGATTGAATTGCTTTTAACTGTTGCAATGTGGTTACCATGTAAATAAACATCTGCTTCGCCCTCGAAACCATGTCTAACTGCTGTATTAGAAGAAGTGAAGTTTTTACCGCTTCTGATTGCCTGATTCATTTGTCTTTCGATTTTACGCATTTTGGGAAATTCTCCTTTGTTTGTTTGTTACTCTTATTATAATGGATTTTAGACCGTAGGGAAGCGGTTATGTGCCACTTCCTCTACTGTCACACTTTTAGAAAAATCTCCTTTTACCAAGTGAAAGAGGTCTTTCACCATACTCACCCATATGAGTATCCATTGTGTCATATGCTTCCGCATATCCATATTGCTCTGATAATGTAAACATTACATCATCAATTTCATCAGGTGAGCAATAAAGGTTTTCTGTTTCTTGGACTTTACCAAGTTTGTTGTAAGCAACGATTTTGTAATCAAACATGATTTTGAAAATTGATTTATATTAGTATAATAGCGATTAATTTACGCTACTGGGGAAAGTGTGTGACGATATTATTATTGGCACACTTATAGGTGTGCCTGCACATATCTGTAAATATGCTTAAGTGTCTCCACTTGCATTTTTTCCTCTGCTTCAACTGGGTCAATGGTTGCTGTATCTACACCAAAATACAAATCGCTCCATGCCTTTTCAATACAGTTATTAATTACTCTACCCTTCACTAGAGTTGATGGTCTCCCCTTTACAAATGTCAAATTGTAAGTTTTGTTTGGATTGACTTTTTTCATGTTTCTTAGTTATTTGATTTATATTATTATAATACATGAGATTTCATGCAACTGGGGAAAGTGTGTGACAGTAATCTAACTGTCACCCAATTCTTCCATTAATCCCATAAGTATGTTAGTTCTGTTGATTAATGCTTGCCTACAGTCAACTAACTCATAATCAGTTAATTCTCTGAGACTGCAATTCAACTCTTCGATTTGGTCGAAAATCTCTTCCTTAATTGTCATTATGCTCCCTGATAAACTTGGTTTGCTCTCTCCCTATACTCACCCCATGCAATTTGAGTTGCCCTAATGTTGCATACATATAGAGCATTTTCATTAATTTCAAATCCTGCTTCCTGTAGTTGTGAGACTAAATCCTCAAAAATGATTTCATATGCTTCCATTGTCTTACACTCCCCTTACTGTGTTTGATAGGTATGTCTCTTTTGCTTGACATACATTATCAACGAGATTATCGAAAGTTTGCATATCCCACCCCTTTTGCTGTGGGAAATCTAATTCGTATGCTGTCATCACCAAGTCGTAGAGATACTCATATTGTGAGTTGGTGATTTCAATGCATTGACCTTTTTTGTAATCCATGATGTTTGTTTAATTACTCTTATTATAGTGTGGATTTGATGCTACTGGGAAAGTAGTGTGACAGTAATTAAACTGTCACATATTTTACGTTTTTAATCTTGACACCTTGCCCTCCAAAGTGCTTAGTTAAGAGATTACGGTATCTTACTGCATTGCTTCCCAATACTCTATTAATCGCTGTTTCGTTAAATGAGATTTCATCTATCTCCCATTTATCGTTTTCTATCGCTCTGATATATGCATAGTCCTCTTTTCCTTTATGGTCAAAGTCACTATAGAGTAATGTGCCACCATGTAAATTTCTGCTAGAATCGTGCCATGCGTGTGTGTAGTAAATGGTTGCAATTTCTTGGTCATTTACAAATAACTTGCCAGTAAACTCGTTGCCTGTATCATGTGAGTTATGCATCATAGTGTTGTTTCTTAAACTGCAACTTTCTCTGTGGTTGATTGCTTTGATGATTCTCTTTTGAAATCTGTCCATGATGTTTAATTGATTTGTATATTATTAGTATTACATATTTTTCATGCTACTGGTCAAAGTGTGTGACACTATTATAACTGTCATACACCCTAATGTTTAATTCTGCATCTTGTGTTAATGTAATCCCCTCATCATCAAGTGCTTCCCATATCAGGTTAGCAAGTTTTGAATGTTTATCCTCTGGTATTACTTCCCATAGGTTGATATAACCTTTTAATTCTATTGACTGTTGCCACTTCATTTAATCTAGTCTCCTGAGTTGTTTGTAATTGTGACACGTTACTTGCTTCCCAGTCTCATCAATGAGAATAGTGCGATTCGTTTTTGGTGTGTATCCAGTCTTATCAGTCTCACCTTTTATATAATTAATATAAACTAAGTAAGGTGTATTTTGATATTCTACACTATCACCCACACCAATATGTGTTACTGTGTGATACTGTCTAGACATTTGTATTTTTCTCCTTATCGAAAAATTCTTGTATATAAGAATTTTTTGACTTATCGAAAGATGGATAAAAGACTTTATCAAGAATTTTCTCGCTTAAGACTTCTTGCTCATCACTCATATAAACTCTATAATTTTTGAATGAGTCATATAAGAGTTGATACTCTTCTCTAGTGAATTCTTCAATAATTGGCATTTACTTTACCTCAAATGTAGTTGTTAAGTTTTCATAATCGATAGTGACTTTATAGTCACTATCTTCAATTACTTCAAATTTCTTTGACTGTTTGATTAAGTCATTATACTCTGTGAAGCGTGATTTATCCCAAGGTCTGCACATTATGACCAATTCCCCTTATTGAATGATGTTAAAACAGAATAAGAGTAATTAAACTTATCTGTCAAAATATCCCTTACTCTCTCTCTGTCTAGAGAATCACCATCACCCCAAGTGCAATTTTCAAAATCTTCATCTTGGCATCTATCTAAGTAAACAATCGCTGCGTGTCTAATATCTTCCTTAGTTAGTGGTTGCCCTTCGTAGTATAGTGGGTATAGTGGGTCATTCTGACCATAGAATGAGTCAACATAGTCAACAAAGTCATCTAGTTGTCTGTGTGCTGTGAGAATTGAAAGAGGTGTCATAATTCCTTAATTGCTATATTAATAGTATAGTGGTAAATTTATGCTATGTGTGAAAGTGTGTGCCACTAATACAACTGTCACAAAAGTGGTTGCAATTTTGCTCATAGGTATTCAATTTCTCCATTTTCAACTGCTTCCATGTATTCGCACATATCTGAGTGTGCTTTATCTTTATTATCTTGATTTTCTTGCCATGTCAAATCTTTATAAATGTCAAATAACTTTCCTAGGTCAACTCCCTCTAAGTCTGTCCAGTTGCTGACATAATCAAGTTGTTGCTCATCATATCCACCTGACTTAAGACTAGGTGCGGATATAAACTCAAATGCAATATCTATAAAGAAGTGCCTACCAAAATCTTCGCTCTCTACTGTTTGAAGTGGTAAAAACTTGCCATGCTTATCGTTTAGATAGTCTTTAAAAATGTAAGTCCTCATAATACAAAACCTCGTAAATCATAATCAAAGTTGTTTACATCATAACCTTTTGATGCTATTGTTTCAAGAATAATCTCGTTAATGGTTGCTCTATCTCTTCTAGATAGCAATTCATAAATGTCAAATGAATTATCTTTGACTTCTAGAATTTTGACTTTAGGGTTATTCTGCATTTTGGACTGTCTCCCATAGATTAGAAAAGTTTTGAATCCAGTCACTTTGCTCTACTGTCATTGCTGATAAATCTTGCTCATCAGCACTCAATTTTGGAAGTGACTCTTTAGTAAGATAGACTTCATAAATGTCACATAAGAAATCTAATGAATCTTTGTAAATCATAAAACTGAATTAACTATATTATTATATTACATGAGATTTCATGCAACTGGTAAAACTATGTGACACTATTATTACTGTCACATATCTCGTTGACTTCTTCCATAATTATGTCAAAATCATCTTCCCAGTAGTCTTTACAATCATTGATAAATTCATTATCTGGTTGACTCTCAACATACTGGGTCATATCATTATATACATATTCAACTAAATCTTTAGTTGACATATTGTCCACATATCTATCAACAAATAATTCTCTTAATTCACTTAGTTGTTGACTTGTTAATGAATTCTGCTCTTGCTTCATGATAATCTTTGAGTTGTTTAGTAAGTTTGTGATAAGCGTTAATTAAGTCTTTATTATTCTCTTGGACTTCTTTATCTTTATCTTCTGCTATCCATTGAATTGAATCAGTAATTTCAATGATTTCATCAGTTGTTAACCATACTGCTAGTTGCTCCATAGTTACCACTCCATAGTTGGTTGCTTACTTTGTGCCTTCTTAATCTTTTCTTCTTTCTCTACTTCTTTATCAATTAAGTCATGTAATATAGAGCATATGCGGGCATTTTTGGATAATTCTGCTCGTTGCAACTCTAAATCTTCAATGTCTTTAATGTTGTAATAGTCTTGGTCAAGACAATCAACAATGTAAAATAACTCTTCTTTAGTAAACATAATAATCAATCCATTAGTCTTTCAAAGAATGTGGTAATCTCTGGTGGTAGGTCATCTATCATACCAGTATCTCTTAACAAGTCATACAACTTGATAAGATGATATTGTTCGTCCCATGTGATTTCATACTTATTCATAGTGCTAACTCCCTGTAAATTGATAATTCATTAGTAATGATTTCTAAATCTTTTAATTCAATATCATTGAATTCTATTTGTTGTTGCTCTAGTGAGTAGAGAATCAAATCGATTTGATTTCTTGATAGAATCATTGGCATAACTCCTCAAAACGTCTAGTTGCCTCTTCTGCAATTACTGGTAGGTAACCCCACTTAGAATTCTGCTCTAGTGCATACAACTGGTCATCAGTTAGATTATTTTCTTTACGAAAATCCTCCCATGACTCGTCATAGCAAGTTTCGAGTAGTGATTCGTGATGTAGTGATGACATAAAATCCTCGTTTGTTATATTAATATTATAGTGCATGATTCATGCAACTGGTAGAATGATGTGACACTTTAACAACTGTCATAAGTTTGTTTGACATCTTGGTGTTTGCCATTTAATTTTCTTTTCTGAGTTGGCAATGTCAAAACAGATTTCACATAAACAATCAATATCTGGATATGCGTCTCTCCAGTCATAATCCTCTTCTATTGGACTATCCCAATAGTAATATAAATCAGGTTGATAACTCAACTCATTTGAATGTAATTTCAAATCCCAGTCCTCAACGTGAGATTTATCAAAATTACCACATTTATCACAATATGCCATTAGTCTCTCCACTCCACATTTAAAGTAATTTCAGTTGGTGTTAAATCTTTATCGTATATAAAAATATACTCATCATCAGTAACCCTATCTGGATATGCCTGTTTAATCTCATCTTCATTTTCAATGAGATATAAGGGAATAAATGGCATATAATTCTGCACTACCTCATCTAGTGTGATAGT